GTGGATTTACAATAATGATGTCGGTTGTAGCCGCACCAGTTAGTGTGAATGTTGTTGCACCACGGGTTGTTGCGTTGAGGTTAGCGGGGTCGATTGCTACTGTGCCGAATTCGATACCGTAAACCATATCGTTATCGCCAATTTGTAGAGCGCCGACTGCCGCTTCACCTTTTGTAAGTCTGTTTACTAATGCCATTTATTTCTCCTAAAAAAAGGAAGGGAGTGAGACCATTAAAAGTCTCACCCCCCTCGTTTGACTAATTAAGCGACGATTGTATTCCAGAAGTAGCCAAGGTCAGAAGCGATAACTTTATTATCAAAAGCCATTTCTGCTTCAACTCTGTCTGACTTGATGGATTCCATACGGAACTGTGAAGTTCCGATAGTTGCGCCAAGACCGCCTGAAACACCTGTCCATGAGAACTGGTATCCAGCGGAAGGGGTTAGTAGTCCAGGCTGTGGAGCAACATGGGCTAGTAGTGCGCCCTTGCCATAAGCAAAGCCGTAAGCATCTGCGGCACCTTCGTTGTTTGTAGCCTTAACTGCCTTAGCAACCATAACGCGAGGAATGTCGAACATTGCGGCCAACATATCGGTTGTGATTGTCTGTGAAGATGTGTACTTGATGCGGTCTACTAGGTCAGGGTGATTCTTTAGTGATTTGAATACATCGTATCCAAGAACCAAAGTGTTCGCTTCCATGCCTGTGTTAGACAAGATTTCAGCCTTACCATTCTCAATGTCTGAGATTGGGTCTGATGAAGTGTAATCACTCCATTGCTTTGTCTGTCCTGAAGATGGTGAACCAGCAACGCCAGTTACATCGTCAGCCCATACACCTGTTGTGAAGAAATCAGTTACGAACTGAAGTTCACGACGAAGCAATAGACGACGAGTTACAAACTCTGTTGCCTCACGAAGAGGGTTTAGAGGTGCGTCTGCGTTAGCAGTTGTTTGGTCATCAACATCTTTATGGAACGCAAACACATCACATGAATATGTTCCAGTTGAAAGATTGTAACCGCCACCAGCAGATTCAGTTCCTGGAGCACGGCGTTGAGCCTCGTCACGGAACCAATCGTTCTTGGTGTAAGTAAAGAATTTATCGCTCTTCTTATCGACAGGGATAATTGGAAATACCTTGTCAGCGATAAAGTTATCTTGATTCTGTAAGTAAGCAATCGAGATATTTGTAAGGATTGCGTCCACATGGACGGAGTTAATATGTGGCTGTGGCATTTTTAGTTAGCCCCCCTAGTTCGCTCTTGTTGGGTTTGAGCAATTAACAACGGCGGTGATGACTTCAGCATCGGCTCCTGCCGCTGTAAGTGCCTGACCTACAACATATTGAGTGGTGTCGGTTGTAGCAATCTTGTCTGCCTTACCTGCTGAGGTAACGCTCAAGAACGCTGGAAGTGTAATTGCTTCCCCTGCTACTAATTTAGTTCCACCTGAAACAAGAACTTCTGCTTCTTGTCCTGAAGTTGGAGCATTTTGTAAAACGCCAACTGGTACATCAGTAATAGCCGCAATAGCGATTGCTTGACCTGATGAATTCAACTTGACGAAGTTGTACTGCTTACTGGAAAGGTCGGCACCTGCAACGAGGGTGACCTTTACCGAGTAATTGGAGATTTCGTATGCCATGGTTTAGGCACCTTTCTCGGATAGGTATTGGCTGTAAAGGTCAGGGTTTTTTGACGCAACATCAGCAATGGCTTGAGCCATTGACTTTGCTACACCCTCTTCAACGGCAGACTTAGCAAGCGTAGTCATACGCTCATAAGCATTGCCTGATTTGAAGTCCGCAGATTTGCCGATTTCTGCAAAAATTGATGCTGATTCAGCCTGAGCATTAACTGAAGAAAGAATCTCTTCAACGCTCTTTGATAACTCTGAATCTGTTTCAGACAAACGACGAAGCGCTGGTCCGACTTTTTCAGCATTGAGATTGAGGTTTGCCCAACCCTTTGCTTTTTCTACTGCTTGTGCATCAGCACGGGCATCACGCTCTTTACGAAGTTCAGCGGTTGCCTCCTCTGCTTGCTTTTTCAAGTCTGTAATCATTTTAACAACTGATGTAGGAGCGGATTTCATATAATCCTCTTCCTCTTTTTTAGGTTCTGTTGAGTTCTCGTTCATCGCCATTTCAACTTCCAATTCAGGCTTTTCTTCCTTTTCGGCGAGTTTGGCTTCGAGTTCAGCGATACGGGCTTGCGCCATCGCTAATTCTTCCTCAACGGTTTTTTCAACCTTATCTTCAGTTGCCTCGGTAGTTTTAATATCCTCCATTGTGGAGTCCTCCTTGGTCAGCGATTTGTCGAGAACCCTCTGAACTTCAGATTCGGATGCTGACTTCATAACAAGCCAACCCTCATGTAAGTGCGCTGGATGGTCTACACCACTCGTTTCCTCGATGGCAAGATTCACCATTTTGCGGGTACGGGGTTTTGACATTTATGCTCCTAACAAACTAGAGGTAAGTCTTTTTAGCATAGGGCTAATAAAACTAACCTCGGGTCTTGACAGATGAAGAATACCATAAGTGTAATTACAGGCTTTTTTACTGGTTTGCTAAAACTCTTGTTTTAGCCAAGGCTTCAATTAAGTTAGGTGAAACCCACATCGAAAAGGGATTTTCATTAGCCCAAAAGCGAGCCAATCTAAAGTGATAATCGATTTGGTCAATCTTTGTCCATACAAAAAAGGCTTGAGAATCGTTAGGAAGATTTACTTGGATTCCAGCATACCCAGGCGGGGTTGTAACTCGATAAGATGAAATACCCATAGATTTAAGAACTTGGATAGTGTCATCAATAATGTCAGACATTCTTAACCTTATTTCTTTTTTCTTGGATAATCCATTGTATCCATCCACTTTGGGTCATCAGCATCTAAATCTTCAAATTCGCCTTCAGAGTCATCTCGATAGGGTACAAAATTTTGTTTAGGATTTTTTGGTTCTGAAGAATCTTCTCCTTCAGAATCATCAGCATTGCGCCAATCGCCATGACTTGACTGGTCATGGTCGCCGTGCTTTTCAAGAATTACTTTTTTTTTAGTGTTGAAACTTTATGTCCAACTTTTGTATCTGTTGGTTTACCATCACGATAAAGAGTAATTAACGCCGCAGGGTCATCTTCTGTACCTTCGATGTTAAATGATGAATCAGGAACATTGATTTTTCCTGAGCGTTCAATTCTTAAAATTTTACCTTCGGCTGTTCCACCTGAAGCGTTCCATGAAACCATATCTCCAACTGAAACCTTTTTTTCAAATGCTATTAGTTTGCTTTCTACTGCTTTATTTATTTCAGAACCCATCATTCGCAATGCTCGCTGAACTGTTGATTTTGCATAGCCACTAAGTCCTTTGAAACCAAACTTACGGACATCTTCCTCAATCATTTTGAACTCGTCCTCGTCCATACCAGCCAAAGGTCCTTTGCGAAGTTCTGCTAACATTCTTGAATCTTTTTTCATACGGTTTCTACTTTCTTAGGTTTTTTCTTTGACGGGGACATAATTGTATCAATATGAACATCAGACACGGTTGGGTCGTTTTTTTCTAAGTCTATATCAACAAATAAACGCTCGGCTTTTCCACCGATTGAATAGCCACCAATCTTTCCTTCTGTAACCATTTCCCAAGCCCAAGGCTCCCAAATAACTCCAAGAAAAACTGTATTGGGTGGATAAGTGTGTTGCGTTTCTTTTCCATCAGGACTTGTAATAGGAACTGTCAATGAATGAGGGAATGTCATAACTTCTACCCATTCTCCAGCAACTACATCACGGTTATGTTGTAAACGGATACGACGGTCATTGCTTTTTACATAATCCCAAACGGCTCTTTGTAATTCATCGGAATCTGTCCACTCTCCATGAGCATCTTCCATATCAGGGATATACATGGCACCTAGGGTGTAGCGTTTCTCGCCTTCAGATTTTTGTAAATCAAATCTGCCCAAAGATTTTGTAGCATCCTCATCAAATACATCAGGGAAGATTTGACGGGCTACATCCTCAGTAACTTCTTGGAACTCACCTTCACCTTGCGTCAAATAACGCACTACATCAG